ATAATCCGGTGGTGAGTCCCTACAGCTTCTGTGGTGAATTTGAGGAAATCTAAATGCTGGCTCTAAAGATGGACACATCCGATCTGGATCGTAAGTTCAAGATGCTGCTTGAGATGCCCAAGACAATCGAGAAGGCTGTCGTTGGTGCGATGGCCGACACGGTGAACGATATTCATAAGCGTCAGCTTGACGAGATGGGTCTGTCGTTCGCCAAAGTATCGCCATACGTTAAGAAAGGTTTGGTCAAGGCTCTGCCCTATGGTCGTGATCGTCAGTTTGGCGGTAAGCGGCTGGGCCAGAGCCTTGCGAACTCTGGGACGTATTTCGAGGAGTTTCCCGCACGCGGATCGCCCAACGCCATTGTTCGGCCAAACGTCTTTGGTGGGACACGCGGAAAGAAGGCTTCTGAAAATCGTCTAAGGATGCAGGGTATTCTCCCAGCCGGGGGCTTCACGATCCAAGGCAATGACTATCCCAAAGGATCAGGCGGTAACATCAATGGCGCACGCTACAGCGAGATGCTGGCGGCGATTGGTGCGTTGTCTGAAACTGCACGGTCCCAGATGCCAAAGGGTAAGCAGAAGAACCGCAAGAACGTCAGCTTCTTCGTCCTGCGCCGTGGGGGCGCACCTATCGGCATCGCAGAGCGCCGTGGAAACGATGTGAAGGTAATGCTTGCGTTCGCCAGAAACGTGAATTACAAACCCATATATCCCTTCCACAAGGTTGGTCGGGAGCAATTAAATTATAGCCTTCCAAGGCACTTTGACCGTATATTGAAACGCTATCTCGATAGGCTTTAACATGAATGATAATATGGAGCATGAAGGTCCAAAGCATTTGTTTGCTGCGGCGCTGCTTAACGATTTGATGGTTATCTTGGATAACGCTGCAAAGCGCGGCCTCGATCCGCTTGATGAGGATGGTGTGCCGATCTACGGTTTTGCGTATTGGTCTGGCGAGTGCGCGAAGGCGCTGGGCGTAAAGAAAATTGTTCCATAAATCGTTGACGATTTACCTTTAGTTTGGTAAGTAAAAAGGGCGAGGGGACTGCAATCCCACTCGCCCACATCAACGGAAGGAACCCGTCAATGTCTGAACAGACAATTATCTCAAATTCAGAGTACGTCAAGCCTTGCCGCAAATGCGGTGCACAGGAACGTAATATTCAGGGTAACTGCCGCCCGTGTCGATTGGCGCACTCTAAAAATTGGCATCAAAACAATCCTGACAAGGTTCAGAAATCTATAAGACAGAGGTTAGTGAAACCGTGCGGTAAGTGTGGGGCTACGGATCGCTATGCGACAGGTCCGTGCCGTCCTTGCCAGCTTTTAAGGTCTAAAAACCGTGACAAAGATAAACAGCGCGAATCAGATCGAAAATACCGCGAGAACAACAGGGATGTTTATTTAGAAAAGTCTCGTCAAAAGCGATTGCTAAATCCAATAAAGTTCCGTGAGCAGCAAAGAGAAAAGGAAGCAAAGCGCAGGGGTGCGGCGGGTAGGTTATCAAAAGGTATTGAGCAAAAGTTATTTGAAGATCAAAATGGTTTATGCGTTTGTTGCAAGCAACCACTCGGAGATGACTACCATCTTGATCATATCATGCCCATAGCCCTTGGCGGCACAAACACTGACGATAATGTGCAATTATTAATTGCACGCTGCAATCTTCGTAAAAGTGCAAAACATCCAGATGAATGGCGCAGAATTTTGCTTGCAGAATCGTAGGGGGGATAATTTTGGTTGCAGAATCGTATGGGGGATAATTTTGGTTGCAGAATCGTATGGGGGATTTTGCTCCGGCAAACGTATGGGGGGCTAAATTTTCGCTGCCGAATCGTATGGGGGGTCACTTTGTTGCGCCCCTGCGCAATATTGTTGCGCGCAATAATATATCAATATTGAGCAATAATGTTGCTGGCTACTTGCTAGTCGGAATATCGCGTCAATCCGGCGATTTTATGCTTTATATATAGGGCCGTGAACGGCCATTGGTCGGCGGCCAAAATTATTTTCATCCCGGCGTATTTTTTTATTGACGCGGCCATTGGTCGTGCTATTGGGGCGTTACTGAAACTGAAAATAAGGATTTATCTAATGTCTAACGTAACTTTTGGCTTTATCGTGTTTCTTGTAAGCATCACCATTTTTACGGTTATGCTTGTCGGTGGCGCGGCTCTTTTTTCCGGGCATGTTGCGCTTGCTATATTGCTTGTTTGCATGTTCGGCATGGGCACTGGCGTTTCAATGATTGAACGCAATTGATTAACTTTTCTAACATTAAGGAATAAATGAAAATGACAGAACAGGAAATTTGGAACAGTGACCAATGCGTTACCGACGTTTTAGGTTTTATAGGAACGGTTCCACATTGGATAGATCAAGACATTGGCATTTCAACTGTGGCATCTATCATGCAAGGCGGATGCAATAGTGGCGCGTATATGCCTGCCGTTACATATTACCGGGCATTGGCCATTATGGGCAATTATGGTGATGATGTGCTTGATTACATTCAACAGCAGCTTGGCGAAACACCAGCCCCAAGCGCTGGTGAGTCATGGGGCGGAATGGCTTGCCATTATCTATCATTGGCTGTGGAGTTATGGGCTGGTAATATTTACTATCAATTGGAGTCATTAGACGATGAATAAGCTGCATTTGCCAGTTGGCTATCGCGCCTATAATGGGCACATATTCACAAAATCAGACTGTGAATTTTACAACAGATATACCGACGATGTAGAACGCAATAGAAACTATCCATCCGGATTAGAGCGCTGTTTAGATCGACGCAATAAAGCATTTAAAATCATTATAGGACATTCATGATATGACATATACAAAAGAACCTTGGCACATATGCAATGTAACTGGCAGGGGTTTGCGCATTATTAGGGATGCAAACGACTATTGCGTGGCAGAGGCGGTGAAACCCGCGAATAGTGGCGCGGCATATATTGATGCCGATGCTAATGCGGCCTTGATCTCTGCCGCGCCGGAAATGCTGTCTGCGCTTGAAACTATTGTTTCAAACTATCCCTATTGGGCGAGCAAAATACAAATGAAAGAGATAGACAATGTTGCAATTGCAATGGCCAAGGCCGCAATAGCTAAGGCAAGGGGAGAGCTTGCATGAAATCATATTGGTATTTTGGTGAGCTTATAAGCCGAAACGCAAATCCCTATGGCCTAATGTGGCAATGCCATTGCGACGGGTCATTTATCTATGCCGATACGCTGGCAGGCATTAAACAGTTAATCCGGGAGACATTGGCATGAATGTAAGAGCTTGGCGCAAATCCCGCGCATTGACCCAAGAACAAGCTGCGCAACTGCTGGCCATATCGCCTAGGCATTACCAGCGCGTTGAAGCTGGCCATAGGCCAATTACACCAATGATCGAACGGCTTTTGGAGTTGAACCAATGAAACAGATTAGATTGAAGCAAATCACGAATAAATGTGGCGATATAGGTTTGATGGAATATGCCTGTCATCCGTCATTAGACAAGCGCATATTCCGTGAATGGAATGGCGGAATGGAATGGACATATGAAAAACAATTTGCTGCCAATGGCTGGAACAACAGGACATATGGCAGCGTATTCAAACCTAGTGATTTTGTGATCACCACATAGTCGCTACCACATAAACAAATGGACCCGGCCATAGTGCCGGGTTTTTTTTGTGCCTGTTGAATAGGCATTGCCAGCCGTTGCGCTGGCTTTCGGCGTTTATGCATAGGGCGATTTTAAAGCCGTTTGAGACTAGGCAACTGCGCCTAGCTACATAGGTGGCAGGGGCTGTCATATCGACGCCGTATGACCCGTTTTTGGGCGTCTGTGCCCCTGTTTATAGAGTATCGAAAACGGGTCCTATGGGGCAAATCCGCCGTGCGGGTGATTAGGACCCCAATTGATTTCAAGAGACAGCAATTTCCAAACCTATTTATGAAATATTGTTGCGCAGATTGGGGCTAGACACGCAAAGCCGTTGGTGTCACAATGCGTGCCACTGAGCCATGTAAACCGATTTCGGGGGACTACGGGACAAAATACGTCATTCAAATACCGAAACAAAATGACGGGCGCAGTTTCAAAAGAGTTATAAAATAATATTTTTATGGGAATTTAGGAACCATTGTGACAGCACAGCAGCGTAAACCTACAACTGGCGGTATTATCATCGGCTCCAGCTATGACGAGGCTCGGACGCGCAAGATTAATGCCGAAGCGGAGATCGCTGAACTCGAACTGGCGAAGATACGCGGCACGCTCTGCATGACGGACGATGTCGTTAAGGCGTGGGAGAGTGTTCTGCACGCTTGCAAGGCCAAATTCCTGTCGCTGCCAACCAAAGTCGCGCCTGTTGTGGCGAACGAGAGTGATGTGGCGAAGGTCAAGGACTTTTTGGAGGGCGCGATCCGCGAGGCGCTCATGGAATTATCGAATTACCAGCCGGAGGTTGACCCTGTGCGGACTGGCAGTGGCGCTGTCGAGAATGACCCCGGCGCTGAAGAGGAAGCGCCAAAGCCAAAGCGCAAGGTTGGTCGCCCGAAGAAGGGTCGAACGATAATCGTATGATCGAACAAGCCACCAGACAGAACGCACTGGAGCAAATGGCTAAGGCCATGAAGCAGATGACGCCGCCCCCACGCATGAGCGTGGCGCAATGGGCGGATCACGAACGGCGGCTGGACTCGCAGAGCAGTGCGGAGCCGGGTCGATGGATTACATCCAGAGCAGAGTATCAGCGCGGCATCATGGATGCTTGCTCTGACCCACTGGTCAAAGAGGTGGTGGTTATGTGCGGGGCGCAGCTTGGCAAGTCTGAGATGCTGCTCAACACCATTGGCTACCACATGGCGCATGACCCAGCGCCGATCCTGATGATGCAACCGACTGTGGACATGGCCCAGTCGTTCTCGAAGGACCGCGTAACTGCGGGTCTTCTCCGTTCAACCCCTTGCCTTCGGGACAAGGTCAAAGATAGTAAGGCTAAAGATGCAAACAACACTACGCTTCATAAAGTTTTTCCCGGTGGCGCTCTTTCTCTTGTCGGTGCTAATTCTCCTAGTTCCCTTGCTTCTCGTCCGATTCGTGTTGTTCTTTGCGATGAAGTTGATCGATATCCTCCTTCTGCTGGCGAGGAGGGTGATCCTATATCTCTTGCCAAGCGACGGGCCGCTACCTTCTGGAACAGGAAGATCATTTTAGTATCGACGCCGACCAACAAGAACGCCAGCCGCATTGAGGCTGCGTATGAGGAAAGCGATCAGCGCAAGTTCATGGTTCCCTGTCACGATTGCGGCCATTTGCAGGAAATGACTTGGGCTAACGTCAAATGGCATGACGATAATCCGCACACCGCCTTCTATTGCTGCTGCGAGTGTGGCTCGGTCTGGGGCGATGCGGAGCGGCGCAAGGCTGTGTCCAAGGGCGAGTGGGTTGCCAATAAGCCGTTCAACGGTGTGGCTGGCTTCCATCTGAACGCGCTTTACTCGCCGTGGTCGGTGCTGTCGGACGCGGTTGAGGAGTTTTTGGCCGCACGCAAAGACCCCATGCGCCTTAAGACCTTCGTCAATACCTTCTTTGGCGAGACTTGGGAGGATCAAGGCGAGGGCGTCGATGATTACGCCATTTCCAAGCGCAAAGAGGATTATGAGGGCGTCCCTGATGACGTTGTTGTCCTCACCTGTGGCGTTGACGTTCAAGATGACCGATTAGAGGTCGAGATTGTCGGCTGGGGCGCTGGCGAGGAGAGTTGGCAGATCGAGTACCACGTTCTGTATGGTGACCCATCCAGTCCGGCGCTCTGGGGGAAGCTGGATGAGATTATTCTGGCGACATACGAGCATCCAAGCGGTGAGCCTATGCTGATCCGCGCCACTTGCATTGACTCTGGTGGTCACCACACCCGCGCTGTGTATAACTACGCCAAAACGAGGGCAGGGCACAGAGTTTTTGCCATCAAGGGTATCGGCGGCGAGGGCAAGCCCATCGTCGGACGGCCTTCGCGCAACAATATCGGAAAAATACCGCTTTACCCCATTGGCGTTGATACTGCGAAGGAATTGCATTACGCCAGATTACGGATTGATGAACCCGGCGGCGGCTATTGTCACTTCCAATCGAAACGCGACGATGAGTATTTCCGCCAGCTAACGGCTGAAAAACAAGTGGTTCGCTATCATAAGGGTTACCCTACACGGGCGTGGATCAAGACGCGAACTCGAAATGAGGCACTTGACGTTCGAGTTTATGCGATTGCCGCTTTCCATATTCTCAATATTAATATAGATAGCATAGTCAAGCGGTTTCATGCTACTGTAAACCGTAGGACTGACGCTCTTTCTGGGGCCGAAGAAGTGAAG